GGGCCGGCTCGGCACCGCGCCGCCAGCTCTCCATGATGTTGGCCTCGATGGCCGGGCGGTCGATCTCCTCGCCATAGGCGTTCTGGAAGCCGGGGTCGGTGTAGTAGCGCCAGTCGGGGCCCTGCTCGGTACGGGGCGTGCCGAGCTGGCCCCCGGCGTTCGCCATCATGTTGTTGAGGATGTCGCCGGCACCGGACCGGGCAGCGGTGTTCTTGTTGTAGATCGCCTTTTCCTGCGGCGACATCGTGTAGGTCTGCGAATACTTCGGGACAGAGTAGGTCTGCCCGGTCTTGGGATCGGTGACCGTCTCCCATCCGGTTTGCTTGTTGGTGATCGTGGCGCGCGGATCGTAGATGTTCGGGTTCGAGGCTCCGGCGTTGTACATCGACGCCCATTGCTGCTCGCCGCGATTGGCCTGTGCCTGCTGCTGCGGGTCTGGAGGTGTGGGGCCGCCCATCACTGCACTCCTAATGGCTGTTCATGCGTCACCTTCACACGACGCATCTTGAAGGGTTGATCGAGGAGGTAAGGACACTCCTCTGGCAGCAGCCCGAAGATCACGGCATCGCGGACGCCGTCGTAGCCGCGACGCTTGTAGCCCTCGTAGCGGAAGCCCATCCGCCAAATCTGGCCGAGCGCAGCCTTGTTGTCGGGCGTGATGTGGACGGTGACGCGCTTCACGTAGTCGAAGATCGTTCTGAAGGTCGCCGTGAGAAGTTTTCGCGAGAGCCCCTTGGGGTCGTCCACCACCACCGTGGCGAAAGCCTCGAAGTCGCTTTTCATCTCGAACACGATGATCACCGCGACGCCCTTGGGGCCGTAGACGGTGCAGCTCAGCCAGCTGTCGTTGGCGAAGTCGATGCCGGAAAAGTCGAGCCCCAGCCGGTCGAGAAGCATCATTTTCTCGGGCTTGCCCAGAGGCTCGAAAGTCACGCGGTATTCCGAGATGATCGAGTTAGCCAAAGACGGAGCCTCGCTCATAGAGGATGTCCCAGCCGGCGACGGAGAACGAACAGTTCAGGATGCGCGCCTGCATCCTGATCGAGCCGACGCGGCCTATCGCGCCGACGCCCGTCCAGTTGATCCAGTTCTTCGCGCCGCCCACCCAGAAATCGCCGAAGATCGGCGGCACCGCATTCGGCAGGTCCCAGTCCGCCGCGTTCCATGTCGCGTCCGCCGGGTCGGCCCCGGTGATGTCGGGCGTGTTGAAGGGCTCCGCGCTGTCATAGTCCACGTTCACGTCGATGATCGGCTGCGGGCTCCCGTCGGTGAGGATGTACGGCAGGATCATCTTGAAGTGCTTGATCGCCGGGGTCTTGTACTGGCTCCACGCGGTCTGCACATCGACGCGGATCGGCTGCCCGTCGTCGCTCTGGTGGCTCGGGTGGAACTCGTAGACGTTGCCCTTGTCGTCGGCGAAGTAGACGTAGGGATGTATCCAGCCGAAGCACCGGGCGGGGAGGTATTTGAACTCCTGCCATGCCGGCTTGGCCATGTTGCGGACCATCTGGTCGTAGGTGCCGCCGCCCTTCGGGATGTTGCAGAACATCCTGCCGGTATTCGGATTGAGGAACAGCTCCCAGCCACCCCGGTCGATGTTGACGATGGAGCTGGCGAGAAAGCGGCTCACCACCGTCTTGTCGGCGGCCTCGACGCCTTCGCGGCCCGACTTCAGCACCGTGGACATCGCCGTCAGCCCGGTCGGGATCAGCGCGTACAGCTCGCCACCGTAGTTCATCACGCAGTAGCGGCTCTGCGGCGGATCGAACTTGTAGACGCCGACGAGCTGGAAATCGTTGTCGGGATCGACGCCCTGATAAAGCGCGACTTCGCCGTGCGACGTGAAGATCGCGAGGATGTCGTCCATGCCCATGCCGCCATCGCGCGTCCACGACGCCATGGCGCGGATGGTGCCGCCTTTCTTGAAGATCGCGCTGAGCGGAAAGACATCCAGCTCGCCGTCCTTGGACATCAGCGGGAGATAGTAGAAGCATAGGTTCGTCAGGTCCGCGAAGAACAGCCGGTTCATGTGCGCGACGACGATCTGCATCGCGTTCGGGTTGATCCACGAGGCTCCTGCCGGGGCTCGCACGTCCTCCTTGAAGACGGAGCCCTGCTGGACGTAGCCCATCGTTCCCGTGGTCTGGTCGCCGGCCCACGAGGTCGTGACGACATTGACCAGCTCGAAGGTCTTCGCGCCCGTGTTGATGTTGCGGATGCGGTGGTTGCCGTTGGCCGTCACCTGATCGCCGGCACCGCCGGAGATGATCACGCTGTCGCCGTCGTTGAGGCCCGCCACGCTCGCGGCGGTCACGATGGCGAAGTTGGGAGCCGTCGCGTTCTTGGCGATCTTGCTGACCGCGACGGAGGCTCCGTTCGGCACCGCGCCGCCGTCCCAAGACCAGATGCCGTCGGAGCCGTTCACCATGACCGTGTACTGGGTGTCGCCAAGGTTGGCGAAGCCCGTCCAGTGCCATGCGTTGCTGGTGAAACCCGACTTGATCGAGGCTCCGGTGAGCGCGTTGTAGAGCGAGCCTCCGGCAGCCGCCGCGATGGTGTCGATGACGCCATAGTAGGGCACCAGATGCTCGATGGGCGGAGCCCCCGCGATGGTGACGAGCTTGCGGTAGCCGGCGCGGCACTTGATGCGGTCGTCCTCGACCGTGAAGTTGGTCAGCACGCCCGCGAACTTCTGGTCGCTCTCGCCCGTCTTGGCGTCGTCGGCGATGCCGGCAACGGGCGGCGACAGGTGCGCGAGATAGGCGCGCTGTTTCTTGATCGTGACCGGCTTGAGCCCGGAGAAGCGGGACGGCAGAGCCCTCAAATGACCCTCCCTCCGTCGAGATCGAGATCGAGGACGCGGTCATTGGCCCGCACCGCGAGCTTGTTCAGCCGGGTGGTGAAATCGCGCAGCTGCTCGCCGAATTCGAGCCCCTTGGCCTGAAGGAATTTGTACTTCAGCCCGCAGACGCAGACCCTGCTGTCGAACAGGATCGTGTCGGTGTCCTCCTTCGGCCGAGTGAGGGGTATTCCGTCCTTCGAGCGCAGCCAGTGGCCGTCGCCGAGATAGCTCTGGTAGGGCTCCTCCAGCAGCACGTCGTCGGCCACTGAGGTCAGCAGCGCCGTCATCTGCGCCACGTCCTCGTCGCGCGAGCCGAGCGCCTGCGTGAGTTGGGTCTGGCGGATGCCGATCTCCATCGAAGCGTCGTTAACGGCCTGAAGGACGGAGATCAGCGCAGCCATCAGCCAACCGCCTTCACCTTGAGGGTGTCGATCAGCGTCTTCTGCTGGGCGATGGTCTTCATGGCGTCGGCGACGGTCTCCTCAAGCGCCGTGATGCGACCGTCGCGCTCTTTCAGCAGCTCCTCGTACTTGGCGGCTCCGCCTTGCAGCTTGACCAGCTGCTGGGCGCGGTCGGCCAGCTCCTGAAGCTCGGCGGGCATGTCCTTGGTCTTGGCCTTGGCGAGGGCATCGACGGTGTAGATGTCGCGGTCGGCGCACATCTTGAACAGCGCCTCGCCGCACGCCGGCCAGAGCGCAAGGGGGTATCCCTCGGTGTAGTCGAAGGCCCGGCCTCGGGCTTCCTTCTGGTACAGCTCGAAAGCCATCGCGTGGTCTCGGAAATCGACCTCCTCGGCGACGCGGCGCACGGAGAGATAGGGCGGACGGTCGAGCTGGATCATGATGTTGTTGCGGTAGATCGGCATCCCGTCCTTGCCGGTCCCGGCATGTTCCCAGCCGGTGTAGAAGCGCGCGAGCGTCGGTGTGTCGGCCATGGTGTCTCCTGTGGGGGTTGGGGCCCCGGCGGTCAGGCAAAACCGCCGGGGCTTCTCCGATCAGGTGCCGCTCGCGAACAAGCGGCCCTGCATCGAGCGGTTGGACATGGTCAGCGCGCCCATGAACCCGATGTGGTTCGTGACGGCGTCCATGTCGGGCGACGTGTCGGGAAGATCGAGCTTCTCGAAATTGCGACCCTGATAGACCTCGAACTTGAAATACTTCGAGTTCAGGAAATACGCGCCCGAGAGCCCTGTCGCGGCACCGTCGAAGACGATGGCGGCGCTCTTGTATTTGAGCGTCTCGAAGCCGAGAGCCCCAAGGCTCGCGTCAGCGTAGCGCTGGTTCTCCTGAAGGCCGCTCTCGTAGGTGCCGTAGATTTCGGCATCTGCGACGATCAGATCGGGATGCTCGGTGCCACGGACCAGTTTCATCCAAGTGGCGTTCATCGCCGCCTTGAGCGCCGGGTACTGGAGCCCCGTGGCGCGGGCGACCTGAGTGAACTGGTTCTTCCAGAACGTCCATGTCGCTGCGTCGATGCCGCCAACGGTTCCGAGCCCGTCGTCGGTGACCATCGCCTTCAGCCCCGCGAACGACTTCGCCACCGTGCCGTCGCCGTAGGCGGCCTTGGTGATGTTGTTGCTCATGGTGACTTCGGCGTTATCGAGCTTGCCCTCCAGCAGGTTGAGGATGCGCTCGCGGCCCTTGTTCTTGGCAAGGTCCGGCCCGCTGAGCGTGACGGACGCGACCGCGTTCGCCGGCTCGTAGTCGGCCTCCGAGATCGTCTCCTTCACGGCGCGGGAAAGCAGCTCGGTGCCCATGTACCACGCGAAGGTTTCCTCGGCGTACACGAGCGGGCAGTTGATCGAGCGACCGCCATCGACGGAGCGGAAGCGGTTGCCCTTTTTCAGCAGGGCGAGGATGGCGTTGCTGTTGGCAACGTTGTCCGCGAACTGCTTGTGGTAGTTGGCCAGCGTCGTCGCGACGAGCTGGTTGACAGTGGGTTCAGCCACGATGGCCTCCTTAGAGGCCGACCTCGTCCGCTGACGCCTCCAGCGTGTCTCTCAGGCTTCCGTTCGACTTCCGCTCCGGCGCAGGCTTCGACACGGGGCTCGTAAGACCCCTGACGTTGCTTCGCGCCGCCTGCACCGCCCGCTGGTTGGACTGCTGACGGTTCTGCTGGCTCCATTGCGCCTGCATCATTTCCTTGCGCACCTCGGGGTCCATCCAGCACGCCTGCTGGTAGGCTTGGTCGAGGTCCGTGTCGGGGTTCAGCTTGTAGGCGTTGCTGATGTGCTGGATGACGCGGTCGAAGTAGGGCCGAAGTTTTCTGCCGTCCGGTCCCACTTCGTCCGCGTACCCGTCGATGCTTTGACGGGTCTGCTGGAGCATCTCGCCTTCCCGCTGTTCCTGCTGGGCTCTCTGGAATTGCTGAAGTTCGTTGCGGAGCGCCTGAAAGTCGCTGTCGCGCCGTTGAAGTTGCTCGGCCAGATATCTGAGATTTGGGTCCTTGACGACCGTTTCCGGCACGCCCTGCGGGCCCGGTTGCTGGCGATTGGTGGCGAAGATGCGCGCTGGGTCGAAGCCCATCCGCTGCGCGAGATCGTACAGGAGCCCCGCCCGTTCGCGCGGATCGGAGCTGATGCCGCGCTTGTGGAAGCCGGCCCACTCGGTGATCGCCTGCACGGGGTGCATTCGGTTCGCCTGAAGCGAGGCGGCTATGTCGGGGTCACTGAAGATCGGGGAGATCGCAGCGAGGGCTTGGACTGCTCCCGCATTCGCCTGAGACTTGCGCGTGAATTCCGCCTCCATCTCCGAGTGACGGCGCGTCAGGAACGCCTTGGCGTCCGGCGGCAGTCGCTCGTAGAGCTTGCGGTCTTCCGCGCTCCAGTGTTCCGGGCTCTGATTGCTAGACGCTTGCGCCGCTGGATCAGCCGGGGTTGCTGGGGCCTCGGGTTGGGTTTCGGGGCTGGGAGCCTGAGGCTCTGCTACACCCGGTTCTTGCGGCTTCTGGGCCGCAAAACGTCCGCGTTCATCCCTCGGCTGGCCAGCATCGCTTTCCTGCGACGCGCCTTCGTCTTGGGAGACGCCAGAAACTTCATCGTAAGCCGCTTCCGCAACATCGCGGATCGACTGGCGGGGCTCGGCACCGTTACCGCCAGAAGTCGAGTTGCTGTTGGGGCCTTGATCGCTCAAGTGTTGCTTCCTTTGCCTGAACTTCCCTACCGCGACGCCACTGGTGATCTTTGCCTAGATCGCGAGGGTCGAAGGCATCGGAGCGGTTGAGGTCGCGCTCTCGTTGTCTGCTCGATGTGATCAGAGCCCCATTAACGGGGCTCTCGTATTCTGTGAAGCGGTAAGCTCTCGCCGGTTCTCTCGTTTTTTCCACCAGCTCTCCGTTCCGGTAGACGTAGACCGTCATGTGCCTGCCGCTCCTCCTGAGATCATGCCCCCAGCGCGCAAGTTCTGCACCCGCTGCCGCTCGTAGGGCGAATTGTACGTGCCCGATGGACCATCGGTGAGGTTCTGCGGGAAATGCACCCGCGTGAGGTCGGTCCATGCGTTGGAGGGGGTCCCAGTCGGGTAGGGCTCGTCCTTGCCGACGGTGACGATGGTCGCTGCTTGGGGCTCTACCTCGGGTTCGTCAGCCATGGTCAGGTCCAAGTGAAAGTTCGGTCAACGGTCTTCACGCCGTGATCGACGACGGCGATGGTGGTGGTGCCGGCAACCGACGACGCCGGGCTCATCTGGAGCCTGATCTCGGTCGGCGACACGAAGACGTAGTTCGACGGCGCGGGGAGCCCGCCGACGAGGACGGTCGAATAGATCGTGAAGTTGGTGCCGATCAGCTTGATCACGAACTGCGGCGTCGCCGCGCCCGCTACGGCGGTGTTGGGCGACAGCGAGGCAAGCGTCGGATCGGCAGCTCCCGGCGTCACCGGAGCGGCAGCGTAGGGCTGCCTCGGAGCGATCCAGCCACGGTTGCGCGTCACGTCCTGCGCCAGAACCGTCCCGAGCGCGGCGGCCTTCTCGGACTGCGTGCGCGGCGTCGATGGAATGACTTCGGCAGCGCCGCCGTCAGCCCGCGCAACTGCGATGTTGGCCTTGGCCTGCGTAACATCGTCGCCGTAGGCGTTGCCGGAGTAGTCGGCAGCGAGGTAGCGCGGTTTCGCTGCGTTGGCGTTGGCCAGTGCGTGGGGAACGACGGCACCGGGAAACCGATGCCAGTTGACGGGGGCGATTTCGTTGATCTTCGCAGTCGCGTTTGCGGTGTCCTGCTCCCGCAGCACGGAGAATGCAGCCATCGACAGGGCTCCTTAGGTCGGCGTGGCCGACTTGTAATAGCCGTTCTGCAACCAGAATTTCTTGCCCGCGCCGAGTGGCGTGCCTGTCGGGTATGGGGTCTTTTCGTCGCCTACCGGGATCAGCCCGACGAGAGCGACGCCGTGGACGGCAGCGCGATAGCCGTCGATGGGGTTCGGCCAAGTGCCGGCGGTGATGGTGGTCTGCTCGGGCTCCTCGACCTCGCGGGTGGAGGCTCTGGACGCGGCTGCTTTTTCGGAGGTTTTCGACATCGTCAGGGCTCCCTCGGGGTGTCGCCGTAGCGATGGCCGACACTTGTAGTCCCGAAATGGCACAGTTGGCAAACGCTAAGACGGTTGCCAGTCGCTGTCGTTGACCTTGATCGCGATGGCGACGCCGGGTGCAAGCTGGATGTCGAACGCGACAGCATTGGCGGACATTCGCACGGTATAACCAAGAACATCCTCGGAAGGCTCGGGCTCTGGGGCGGGGGGTTCCTTGATGAAGGAAGTCTCCAGAGCCTCCAAGAACTTGTCGTGGTAACCTTGGATCAAATTGCCGATGGAGACGCCGTTCGACCAGCTCGGGATTTTGTGCTTGTCACCGTTGATGATCTCGCGCGCCATGTAGGGATCGTCGGCGCTGGGGCCGAAATAACGCGGCAGCGTCTGCGGGCCCTTGTCGTCTTTGCGGAACCAGCCGTAGTACATGCCCCGGAACATGACGCGCGCCGCGATGACGCCGTCGAGCGCCATGTGGGCGTGCCATTCGATGTCCTCCTCGCCGGAAAGCCCCAGCTCGATCACGGCGCGGTGATAATTCTCACGCCAAGTGAGCTGGACATAACCACGTCCGTAGTAGGTCTGGCCAGTCTCCTTGTCCTTGACGCCGTAGGGCTGCCCGGAGCCCTTCCCGTACTCCTCGATGGGCCACATCTCTTTCGAGGTCTCGTGATAGGTCGTGGCCAGCATGTAGGCGAGCCAGCGGAGGTCGAGGACGATGCTCGGGGCCACGGTCGGCACCCGCTCCCACACGTCGAGGATGTCGTTCTGGCCATCGACCTGCCGCTGGCTCATGGAGCCCGAGAACAGCGAGGCCCTGACAGCGTCGAAATAGAGGTCACGGTCGAACATTGGGCTTCCCGCTCTGGATGTTCTCGTGGACGGTGACGATGTTCTGCCCGGCGTCGCTGCGCGGATAGGGGTTGTACGGCGGGCGCGGCGGCGGGCCGAAGGCTCCGAACGGGAACGGCCACACATCTTCCGGCTTGCGATCCTTCCAGCCTAGGAACCGCAGCACCCGGTTCGCTGCCGGCACCGCGTTCGCGATCACGCTCCACTGCATCACACGCCCTCCAGCACCGACAGGACCTTGGCGGCCATCAGGAACCGCTGCTCGGCGCGGCGCGCGGCTTCCCAGTAATTGGGTCCGGGCGTGGTCTTGCTCGCGATGGTCGCGCGCAGCTTGTCACGCTCGGCCAGCCATTCCTCGCGGAGCCTCTCGACGTAGCTGCGCTCGGCTTCGAGGTCTACCACAACCACCAGTACACGGCTCCCCCGATCAGCACGGCCAGCAGCGCCGTGAAGATCAGCGCGTTGAAGATGCCCCGGCAGCCGGACAGCTTGTCTACCGGCGGTGGCGGCGCATTCGGCGATGGATAATCCACATCATAACGCCCAAGCACAGGAGCCCCGACCAGCCGCTGAACAGCTCACGCGGCATCCGGCTCGCCGGGATCGACCGGAGCCCCTTTGCCGGCATCGGGATCGGTCACGGTCGCCTTGGCTTCCTCGATGGAAGCGAAAGGCCCTTGGTCGGTCGAGGTGTCGTCGCGCACGTAGTAGCGCCCGTCGCGGCCCATGATGTGGTATTCGCGATCCTCGTGGGTGAAGGTCTCAACGATCTCCTTCTGCGGCATTTTCCAGTACCTCCAGCTTGGTTTCGACGAGTTGGAACTGCGCCATTCTGGCGTTGAAGGCTTCGGTCAGCCGGGCCGCTTCGTTCGCCGCGTGGACGATGATGCGCTGGCGCGCGGCGATGTAGATTTCACGCTCCTCGGCCATGATGCGGCGGACGTGGTCGAGAAGGCGTCCGCTACTGGCAACGATGCGGTCGAGGTCTACTTTTTCGATCTCGGTTTCGGCTTGCCCTTGAAACTCTTGCCCTTGTCGGCCTTCAGGAACTCCGCCCCGACCGACTTCGGTATTCCCAAAGACGACTTTCCCTTGGCGGCTGCCGCCATTGCCCGGTGCTGGCGTGCTGTTCGGCTCGGCATCGGAACCTCCCTGAATGTTGTCGGTCATTTCTTGTTCTTGCGCGGCTGCGGCTTGTGCGGCTTCGTCTTGTGCGGCT